CTAATGAAACATGGTGTTGTAAATCCCATAGTTAGTTCCTTTCTGTACAGTTTTACGATTTTCTTTTAGTTCTTCTTCGCTGACATTCTTGTTAGAAAGGTCGCTAAGATTAGAAATAGTAGTTATATTATCAGGTTTGCAAAACAAACACATTTGAGTATATGGTGAATATACTCTTCCACACTTCGGACAAATCCAACCTTGTTGCCCAAATATTCCGTTATACGGATTGATTGCGCTTGATTCTTGTTTCATAATTTTCTTGTTATTAGTCAAATTCCGGTATCGGCATCCAATGAGTTATGCCTAATCTTTCTTCATTAACGTATGCTCCCGTTTCCCATTCCCCAAGGGTTGAAAGAAAACAGAGAAGGTATCCATAAGCTCCTTTGGTCAGAACTATTGTATCTACCTCCGGCAAGCTATCCGTTACACTTATCCAGGGAGATTGGGTCCGTATCAGCTCTATATCAGCTTCTAAAGCATAATCAGGTATGACTTTACCATCGACTTCGACACGATATAAATCTCCTTGCGTATGTCTGATTATGCCAGACTTTCCTATTGCATCCGGCATGACTGGACAATCTAAAACTCTCACTCTGTCACCTACTTTAAATTTTGCTTCCATATTCATTACTATCTTGGTTTGAGGGTTATTCAGTAGCCTTTTTGATAGCATTACATAATACATCATAGGCAGGTTCTTCTACGCAGACATATTTTAGTGCTTCTTGGCACGCTTTTAATAATTCAGGAGCAGCCGCTATTAACTTGGCTCTCTCTCGTTGCTTTTTCGTTCCATTCGCATGTCCCCCCAATGGAAAAGCTACAATAGCCAAAGGGAACTCAATAGATGTATCTTCTTTTATAAAGATTGCACCATCAGGAAAGTCGGGAGTAATTGTTTCAACCGTTTTCCATTTTATCAAAATTTCTTTTTTACTCATAATTATCTTGTTATTAGTTAATTACTTTTGCCAACTTATTAAAAGCTTTTTCTTTATCAAACTTAATCCCATCTTTGAACTCTAATATCAACTGCCAAAGTTGCTATCGCCTATACTTTTTAAAGCTATCATTAGACGATTAGCGTGATTTCCATCTTTAACAGCCATATAACATGGTGTTGTAAATCCCATAGTTAGTTCCTTTCTTTTTAGTTATCCGTTATCCGTTAAAGGTCGTTTTCTCTGTCGCTACGTCTCCATGCTTCATTAAATACTGAACGACTAATTGGTTTGCTATATGGGTAAACTCTAAGTAATTGCATTTACTTCCAGTCAGTCGGTTAAAGGCAAATCCAGCCCCTAATATTAGACCTGTCATTACTTCTGTTGCATTTTCATCATTCACTTCGATGTAGTTCTCATTATCTTCGTCTCTAACAACATCTTCAATAGCCGATGCAAAGCATAAGGCATAGTTTTGAATTTCTTTTTCTTTGCTCATAATTAATTCCTTTCTCTATTGTTATACGTTAAAATACTCACTACAAACAAATCCCTTTCGCGGGATAAAGTCTTTAAACTCACAACTTCTAAATATCCATTTCTTATCAGCCCATCCGGCTAAATCCTTTTGCCATTGAGGAATAATTTGACGAGGATTATTTAAGTCCCGGTAAGGCTGACAATGCGGCAAGAACCGACCGCCTTTCTTTTTCCAATGATTTACTCGTTCAAATGCTTCTTTAAAATCCTTCAATAAGATGCAGTAAAAGAAGTATTCGCCTTTATACCCGTATTTGTCAATCAAAGCCGTAGCACGTTCGCATTCTGCAATTTGTCCCGGTGTATCACAACCGAACCGAATACGTTTTATCCACTTCACTTTAGCAAGCAACCGGGCAATATCATCTGTCACTAAGCGGGCGTCTAAACCTTGATTGAAGTCTACACGTACTCCTATGGAGATAATCTTTTCAATCTGCTGCAAACCGTAGTCGGATGCAAGTATGTTGTTATCCATAAGGATTATGTTTTTGCGACCATTGACAGCTATCTCTTCAATATCCATGTATGGGGTAATCTTGCCTTCTTTGGCAGGAACTACACACCATTTGCATTTGTTAGGGCAGCCTCTTGTCAAAAAGCCATAAGCCAAATTCTTATCAACATTATACAGATCGTAATCAGGAATCATTCTATCAATTTCCGGTAGAAGAACCTTTTTTATGTCATACCCTGTACCGCCTTTCTCGATCTGATCAGCATTAGTTATCCATTGCCGGTAATCCTCTGTAAAGCTGAATACTTTAGCCATATAAACTTTATCATAATGATCGAAAGGATTATACCAATCAACTTTGTCACCTCTTGCCTTATGATAGCTGCTTATCTTCATCAAGGCAAGATTAGGATAATTGCTATCCACAGCCAATAATCCAATATTCATTATTTATTTGTTATTCATTATTCAATCTCTCTTCAAAGTCCGCAATGATGCAGTCCGCATCACCGCCATGTGTCCAATTTTCTAAAACCGAGGAAAGGATTTCAATAGCTTGTTCTTTCTGCCATTTAGCACCTTTCTTAAACAAGGGAACAGCATACTGTCCAATTGTCGCACTAGATGTTATATAATGCTTCGGGTCTTTATGAATCTTATAGGCGGCATGAAGTTCTTGTATGATTTTCTCTCGTTCGATTCGAGCAGCCTTTTCTATTATTTGTACCATATTTAGTTAGTTATACGTTAAACTCTATTTTCTGTTGCAGTACTTCGTCTGCATAATATTGGTCAAAACCTTTACCGCTTATCCACCAATAAAAGCCAAACTCTGCATCGGTAAAGTCGTAGTTAACATATTCGGCATCAATCAACTTTTGTATGGTCTGAATCCATTTACGTTTCACATGGGGGAAGCGCTGACAACCTTTTAACTTCTGCTTATAGTTAGACATTGGGCAGAGAATACATCCGATGCGCTTATAGCCTTCATCATACAACGAGCAATGCTCTATGCTATTCCCATTCAAAAACTGCCATACGTCCCTATCAGTCCAGTGAATTATCGGAGAAACAAGTATCTTATCCTTTCCTCCCACGCAAGTAACCATCTTTTCTTTGTGTTCAGAGAATTGGTCGAAGTTGCCGCTAAATTTGTGACCGCTTATTTCAATCTCTTCACGCTTAGAGCGCCGGACGCTTTCTGCTTTTCTAATGCCAATCAAGGTAACCTTGCCAGCACCGGACATCTCTTTATATTCAGCGCAACACCAACGGATTGTTCTTGTAGGTAATAAGTGTTTTTTTAAAGCCATATCATAGATAGACATCTTTGGTTTAATCAATTCCACATCCGGGTAGTTCCGTTTTACAAAGCGGATAACTTCGGGTGGATCGATGCTCGTAAGGTTCATGTGAGCCTTAAATTTTACTCCTGCCATCTTCGCAAGGTGATAAAGGACTTGGCTATCCTTGCCACCGGAGAACGCTAAGTAAAAGCCATCCTCCGGGTCATAATCAAGCGCCATCTGTTCGCATTTACGAAGTAAGGCTATGGAATAATCTATCTTAGATTGCATCTTCATTTAATTCCTTTCTATCTTGTTATTAATTAAAAATATGCGCAAACACACTCTTCTCGTCAGACAGCTCAAGACCTAGCTGCGAAGGATAACTTTTGATGTAGTTGTAGAACGCGAACATCTTCTTGTCGTCGTCACCGCAGCGATCAATCAACAGCTTGATGAAGGCAAGGAGACAGTCTGAGTCGTTTCCGAAGTTCTCCTGAGTAGAGAACTGGGTCTTGTCACTTCTCATGTCAAGGAGAAGAGTTTCTACGACATCTGTCAACACATACGTCAGGTTGAGAGTCGTATTAAGATTTGTTGTTCCTATTAGCATGATTTATGTGTTATAACATTAAACATTTCTTTTGCTATCTGACGTGTAAAACTTATCAAGATTCTCCTTTTGCTTGACAAACTTTCTTTGACATAGCATTTCAGATATATTGTTGGAAAGCTCCAAAGCCTTTATAGCTTCTTCATCGCCATCTTTAGCTCTTGATTCAAGTTCAGCACGATATTCCTCATAAAACAAGCCATTCGTCGGCTTGGCTTCTTCTGCATTGTGAGCTTTATGTTCGTTATATGACTGATTATCAGCAGTAGAGCAACGCTCTTTATTGTATTCCTTAAACCAGCTCATAATAACTTGACCGTCAATGCGATTATATATCTTGCCATACTTCATCTTCATAGCATTTTTAAAGCACAACTTGATATCGTCCAGTTTCATGTATGCATATTCCTCAATAATCAGATCTACGGTCATTGCAACTTGGACATCAGACATCGTTTCTGCTGCATTGAAGAATTCTAATGCGTCAGCTAGTAGATATACTACTGCTGCACGAGCTTTTGTCTCTCCAAGATTCTTAATTATAGTCCCAATCAAAGGTTCATGGGAAAGAAATACGTCTTCAATCCTTCTTGGATTCAGCGCCTTGCAGTATTGCTCCGGCGAGTTGCTTAAGGCGGCTAACTGACTCCCTTCTTGTTGTCGCAGTATCAGCTCGTTTTCCATTATAATTTCCCTCCAGTATCTTTGTATAATTAGCTTGTTTAAATATCCAATCAAAATCACATTTCCAGTTGTGGTCATTGCCCCCGAGGAGAAAAGAACTTTGAAGCACAAGGTTAAATACAGTTCTAATGCTTTCTTTGCCGTATTGGGCTATACGTGCTTTAACTGCTTTCTTCCGTGTTTCGGTCATTGATTTTATAGCCGGAAGCTTATCTCTAAACAAGCTATTATACCAATTCATCAAACCTACCCAATCAATTTTTTGGGAGTGGGACAAAGAAAGCTCGTCTTTCTTTTCTTCTCCGTTAGGAGAAGTTTCTTTATTATTTTCCTTTTCTTTTCTTTTCTTTCTATTTACTTTTACTTTACTTTTACTTTGTTCATTATCGCTATGATTAATTGAATTAATTGTGCAATTAATTGAATTGTTTGCACAATTAATTAAATATTCGGGGATAATAGTCGTTTCTTTGCGTTGATAAGTAGCAAGAAGAAATCTCTTTTGAATGCCAGAAGATGTGAGTATTTTATATTTCTCATAAAGTTCCTGATCGAAAAAACCAACCTGTAATGATTTTATCAAAACTTCTTTTACTGCGCCCTCGGAAACCCCAACTGTGTCAGCAATAACAAAAGGCAAATCTTCGTCCCACAAAATGTAATACCCTTCATCCTTGTAGATATTACACAGCAGGCAAATAAGTATAGAAGTAGATTGAGACCCACAGGCCCGTGATATCTTTCTTATCTTAACATCTGTAAAGAAACCAACATCCATAGGGAAATAATCTATTCCCTGCTTTGTAGGTCTTCCAGCCATAATATGTTTAATTAATACGCATGAATACAATTTCTCTTACTATCAGCGACAAAACGCCGTTTGAGTATAAAACAGTAGGCAACACGTGGATTTCCCTTGGCTGTGGGAACAATAGTTCCATTATTGCATTTTGCGCAAGTATCTGGGCGGATAACTTGCTTGTCTGATTTCTTTTTCATATCTATTTTCCTTTTAAATAATCTGTTACTACAGCGATAAATTCTTCCAAGGAGCGAACGATAACATACTTCGCTCCGATACTATCAAATTCCTTTTGATAGGCTTTTTGGTGATCGCTTTGTCTCCCTGTCTTAGTCTTTAATTCAATTCCCATAAAAGGATAATACTTGTTAGGGATTAACATAAGTAAGTCAGGGAAACCGGCACGTACTCCCATCTGTTTAAACTTTGCAGCTTCGATAGCATTCCGTTTACCGCCATTAGGAGAATGATGCAACCTTAGCCTATATTGAGGATATTGTAAATCGAACCAGCAAACACAAGCTCTTTGCAAATCATCCTCTTCATGTTTTGGCTTCTTGCGGATGTTTTTACCGCAGTACTGGGCTTTCATTTCTTCGAATGTCATGGCAACCTTTCTCCTTACTCCTTTGGAGTTTCTTTCTAGTTTTACGAATCATATCTTCATCTCTCAAATTGTACACCCTCTAATGAGGATTTCTGACGTTTTCAAGCACCGGACTATCGTCTGGTATTCTTGTTTGGTGATTGTTATTTTCATGTGGGGCAGTTTAGGAGTCGAACCTAAATAATTGCATTTGCAATACATAAAGCACTTCGTACGCTTTCTTTATGCTCTCTTTACCATTGAGAATACCTCCCCATGTTCGCCCGCCAATCTTCACAGACAAGCAGGCTGGGGTAAAAAGGTTAACAAAGCTATCTCAACAGCTCGCTCTTACGGATTATAGCCCTACCAGTGACGATAGTATTCTCCGTATTGTGAGATAATGTACTTTACTTAATTCCTATCTGATCCTCGGACAAATGGCGAAATATACCCGTTACCGAACTGAAATAATAGTTCCGCTTCTCGAAGATCAGGTAGATATGGATTACTTTAGTTCTACGCATTTCGCATAACTTTTATTTCAAAACTTCCAAATAGCTGTTATTTGGAATTATACAAATTCTTTGTTTCTTTCAATCTCTTGCTGAGCATAAATCAGCATTTGATGTTCATTTGCGGCAGGCAGATAAATGCCTGCTTGCGCTGCACTCCAATTACGAAAACGATCAATAGATAAGGTCATCTCACCTGTTGTCAGTTCGGCAGAACTGCGCAAATAGGTTACTTCTTGACCTTTCTTGTTGATCGTCTTTCTCTCAAATAAATCACGGTTGCAAGTCCTCTTATAAAAATCAATCTTAACTTCATCAAGGCTGCAACCGTATTCACTACCGAAATACCCTAAAAGAAGATGCAAATAAGAATTTTGGGCAAGTGTGCGGTTGGGTAGCTTCTTCTTCACCTCTACCACCGCACGCTCTTTAAACAGCTTGTTTACATACTCTTTAAACTTGGGTATCTGATATTCATTCTTCAAGTCGAATAGCATAAATTTAGATATTCAATAATACTAATTCCTCATTTAAGCCATTATTCCTTAATATAGAAGAAAAGATAGACACGGCCTTTTCTTCTGTATCTATCTTTACCCCATCCAATGTATAGCAATATTTATCAGAATAGTTGACTTCAATATACCGATGAATGCACCTATGGGCTTTTCGCGTTAAAAGGAATATTGAATAAGGAAAATTATAGTTCCAATGATGGGCTTCTTTCCCTTTTGTATCATATCCCCTAACTCTTAATCGTCGGGAAATATTTGCCTCTAATGGACATACAGACCTTATCTGGCGAAAAGCTCCATTATATCCCAATCGTTTGAATTTTTCTCGGCTCCTTTCCCTTTCTTTTTGCATCCATCTTTCATCTAAAGAAAGAGTATTATACCTGTCTTTAGCCTCCATTTTGGTACACTCTTTGCATTTGTTTAAATGACCATCAGCCATTTGGGAATGACGATAAAAATCTGACAAAGGTTTAATGATACCGCATTTAAAGCACTTCTTCGTTTCCATACATTTAGAAATTAAAAAGGAAGTTGGTCATCCTTTGCATTACCATTTGCATCAACCGTAGGTGGAAAGTTCTGCGGTTGTTGCTGATAATTCGGTTGTGGTGCCGGTTGTTGTACCGATGCACCCTGTGGCGATTGAGTAGCAGTGCCACGTGCCTCTATTTTATAGCACCGAATAGAAGCCATACGCTTAAGTTCTCCATCTTGATTCGTCCAAGAACGTCCTTGTAGTACGAATGACACGGTAACAACATCACCTTGACTAAAACGGTCAAGATCAGCACATTTATCTCCTGAAAACTCTAAGGGAATAACATTCTCATACTCGCTACGCTCACCTGTATAAGGATCATAAGTGGTAGCATCTAAAATAAATTCCCGTTTAGTAAATGAGGAACCACCGTTTTTCGATGGAATTTGAACGGTTTGCCCGATTTCGATTATTCTTCCAGTTATTTGATTTGCCATTAATTTTCTCCTCCAAATATTTTTTTATCAGTGATCAAACTTTTGTTTTCTTCCAAGAACCGGATAAATTCCTCACAATGATTAGTAAGAATAGGTATGTCACGTTCCGGGTTGAAAACGTATGTTTCCGTATAGGTATCTACCACATAACCGCCCTTGTTAAACTCTACGATATTGTACTCAAACGTTCGCACATCTGACCCGTTCTGCATCAGGGCGTATGGATAAACCAAATGCTGGTGATGGTCTTTGAATTTTCCTACAGTGTAACTGCCGGTTGTCTTGATGTCATGAACACTGGTAGGCATCAGTTCATCAATTAGACCGTAAACTAACACATTGCCGTATGCGGTCGGTAGGATTGCTTCTACCCTCTGCTGTGTTAATGCACCTTTGAAATAATCAGCAAACTCACGGCAAAGAGAAATAGGGAATACAAACTCACGATTGTTATAAATTGCTTTTATTGAGATTACCTTTTCACGCTCTTCTTCTTTGTAAAAGGAGCAATTCTCACAATGGGTATTTCTGCAATTAAACCCAAATGGTTTATTACAAATTGTATTTACGAATTTTTGTTTAACACTTTCAATCTGCATAGATTCTGACTTTCGATTCTCAACCATGCAATCAATGATTTCATTGAAAGCTGTGCCACGGTCGGCAGCTTCACTATCGAACGGTTTGCGGTTGATCCGGTCTATCAGCTCTTGGAACTGCAACTCGTGAAATTCTTCAGGGGTGTGGGGAGGATTTTCACTCCATTCCCAGTACTTTTCCCAAACAATATCACTATTCAAATACCCCAAAAAAGCATCAAGGATAGTTGCATAGAAGCGATACTTAGGCTGCTGCATCACTATACGTTTTAGTTTCGCTATTATAAGTAAGCCCCAATGACTTAACTTTTGCAGCAAAGAGATTACGAGCCATTATCAAGGAACTACCAATGTGGTCAAACTCTTTAATATGAGAAGCAAAATTATTGGCAGAATTTGCGTCAGTGATGAACTCGATGCTTTCTTTGATCTCTTCTATCACCTTATTGTATTTATCGCTCTCTGCTTTCTTTTGAGCTAACATAGAAAGATAAGGGTTAATTACTTGTGTAGTGATAAAATCATTCTTTGCTGTAGGATTTCCGTTAGCATCCAAATTCGTAGGAACTTCCATCACTGATGGAAGATTACAGGTATTCTTACCGTCATTACGGTTAGTCGGGTCAAAGGTTATTGTACATTTTACTTTGCCGTTTTCATTCTTAGCTTCCATATAACCAAGTAAATCCAATTCAGTAACAATAGAGTTATATGATTTCTCCCGTAATGCAGGAATGAATACTGTATCGTCACCCTCTTTTCTTGTGTCACGGTGAGCGACAAAGATTATATTTTTGTTCAAGTTAGAAAGGTTTCGAACAAATCCGCTAAACTCTTGATTGATACCACCCCAGTCTCTTATCTGCGGCTGACGAGTTCCACATTTATAGGAGATAATATAATCCATCATTTTTCCAATAGTATCTACTACTATGGTCTGATAAACTGATAAATCCTCTTGCAATACCTGTTGAACATCATTCCAAGATGTTATCTGTACAATATCCACTCCATTTAAATGAGACATATTTACACGTTTTACACCATTATCAAAATCTAGTAATAACGGTTTCGGAGCGCTCAAAGCAGTTGTAGTCTTTCTCATACCTGCCTGTCCGTAAATCATCATCTTAATGGTTGACGGAATCACTAATTCATTACTTTTCTTAATAAGACTCATAACTATATATTATTTAAAGTGGTTAAAATAGTTCCCGGATACCGAATCAACGGACACCGGGATTAAATCAAGATAATTTGCGGATAACCTCACCGCCATATGAATTTCTAGTTAGTTCTATAAACTCATAGACGGTAAACTTATCATTATCTACATCTATACCTTTATCCCTACAAAAAGACTCTCTCCCAGCTTTACAGCTCCCAGTAAGCACATGATGCCATATAAATAATTCCTTAGCAGAGTATTTTTTTGAAAAGTCAGAAAAATGCTCTTTAAACTTATCAATTCTTTCCTCTTCTGTACTATCATCATAAAGCTTTTCTTGCAAAGATTCAAATGCCTCGTGTAGAGTATTACCATGAGAAAACTGATCATTCCCTTTTACTATAAAACAAGGAGTAAGAGATAAGTCGGAACCGAGGATAAATCCTTTTGCAATGTTACCTTTTACATTTGTAATTATAGTAGGTATATTATCTACTATAGAAATAGTATTCCCATTTACAGATTTTATGCCATAGCCATCGCCAGAGCCATCGCCAGAGCCAGAGCCAGAGCCATAGCCAGAGCCATAGCCATCGCCAGAGCCATAGCCAGAGCCATAGCCAGAGCCATAGCCATCGCCATCGCCAGAGCCAGAGCCATAGCCAGAGCCAGAGCCATAGCCAGAGCCAGAGCCATAGCCATCGCCATCGCCAGAGCCATCGCCATAGCCAGAGCCATCGCCAGAGCCATAGCCAGAGCCATAGCCATCGCCAGAGCTAATACTCAGAAACTGTTTTATTCTATCTTCCATCACCTTGCCCATACTGAAACACTTTCGATAGATTTAACAGATTTATCTGAGCACGGAATAATCTCAATTGCATCCAAAATTTCTATCTCTGGAACCGTAACAGTGAATTTACATTCACCTGGATTAGTCGTACCATTGATCGCTAATTGCGATATGCTAGCAGCACCATCCCAATACCATAATCTACGACAATTTTCGAGCTTAACTTCTCTACCATTTCTTTCTACTAACTCTCCAAAAAATACACCGGAACGATCTCCTCTTACAATTACTTTCTTTTTCATGATTATATATTATTAAAGTGGTTAATCAAAAAGCCCCGAACAGCAAAGCCATACGGGGATAATTCAAAACTTAAATAGCGGACTGGATACCGCACGGAGTCCTTACTCCGGGATTATAGTTAAACAATAGATTATTTTCGTTTTTGAAGGCATTTCAATATATTACCATTTTCTATAGCCTTCATTATTTCACATCGCTTATAATAAATGTATCCTTTGGGCTTGGTAATAATATTACCTTCTTCATCTGTTACAACTTCGATTCCAAACTGATAAGGAGATATAAATCCTCTCTCTTCCAAATTTTCAAGAACCATTCGACCACCTGCGTATTTTTCAGCTTTTGACTTTGGTACTACTATAGATGGATTGTTTAGAAAATCATCCCTCCATTTTTCAAAAGCTTCAATTCCCACTTTTAGGCCTTGATCTATAGCGTATTGTACAACAGCATCCATAATTTAATAGTTTCTGACAACCTGAATATATCCGGCTTCTTTATTGTTCACCACTTTATATAAAAGTTGTCTCTTTTCAATAATTCTCTCTTCTCTAGCTTTTCTATTCAGTTCGATAGTGATTCTACGTATTTTTAATAACATTTCATCGCTATGACCAAATTTAATAGCGTCTTCTTTCTTTAGAAGTTTTTCTTCTATACGTATCCTTTCCTTGCTTTTATCAAATCCTTTTTTTCCTTTTATTCCTTTCATAATACAAATATTTAAATATTAATTTGTGGACAATAAAGGAATCGAACCTCTTTTTCACCCGTGAGAGTACGTTCTAACCATTAAACTAATTGCCCGTTTGCCTGTATCACTTTAGATACAGGGCTTTACATTGAAATACAACAGATATCAATATTCTCACGAACGACGATATCTCCTTAAAGTATATTTTTATTATTTTCATTTTTCCATTTAAAAAGGGATGCACTATCTTCACAGACAATGCACCTCGAACACACAAACACAAAATAAAAACACGACAAAACAAAAAGTTTTAAGTAGCTAATTACTCTTCTCTCTCTAGTCTCTTTTAGTTTTTCTCTATGCACACTTGACACAATGCAAATGCGACAAAAGAAAGCCAAAAAACAACATTAAATTCATTTGCGAACAATATCGTCATGGCAAGAGATATTATCCAAATAATAAATAATGGTATACGTTTCATATTATATATGTATTAGTTAGTGCCCGCACCTTGATCCGATCAAGACTCACGCAAACAGTGCAACTGTTCGTGCGGGCTATATATTAACTTACTCACGTTGCTTCCTTCCGCTCATATCATCGCTGGTTGGCTATTACGCTATACTTCGCATCGGCTATACTGCTTATCTGCGCAGGCTACTTTAACGTGCCCTGAACACGACTTCATTTTTGAGGGTTAAGCCTCCCATCCCGAATTAGGATTCATCGGTTTACCGTTGTGCCCTGAAAGCGTTTCGCTCGCTTCTTTCGTAGATTCTAACCTAACAGAGCCACTTGTTTACTTATCAAACTTAAAACGTAAATTATCACATCCTTTTGGGACTTATTGATGGCAGTCAATTGTTGAGCTGTCACTTCATCTACTACTGCCAATTTTCTTATATACTTTCGAGTGAAAGCTAACCCCTCTTTTATCTCTTCTGTACTCATAATCATCTCCAAGAACTATCATAATTGACATATTTATCAGCAAAGAATGCTTTCAACACATTTCCCTGTTTTGGTTCAATCGTTCTCGGATTCAATGATGCTACATATTCATCCATTTTGAGGCGAGCGTCCACCCAAGAAGTACGCAAGGCAGATTTCAGAGAATAACCATATTGGCGTACATACAACCAAGCTCTCTGCATGATGGCTTTCATGTTATATTTACCATTTCTTACTAAAGCGTAATCTCTATTTTTCATTGTCTTACCTATTTTTGATTATTACTATTGTTTCTGCCAAATTTTATGCTTTTATTTGTATAAAATATATTTGTATTGCAAATATAGTAGATAAAATATCAACCACAAAACAAAGGTTGATATTTTATCTACTCGAAACATTATTTAACTATTAAGCTTATTATATAGGAGAAATGGGAGCATCTGAATTTTTAAAAATTAATGAATGGTGGAAAGCTGTGCTAATATGCGGGATTGCATCAATTGCGATTAGTTTATTATTTGAGATAGATATAGTGAACAGAAAACATCTAATGGGAACTGGAATCGGAATGTTTATTATAGGCATAGCAAATTGGATGGCCTTAAAGACAATAGTTCAGCAACAAGGACTACAGGGATTCTTTCATGGAGAAATCCCTGTACATAACACTTTTACGAAAATAATGCAAGCGATAGGTTTTGTTATAACAATAGGATTTGGGCTACTGATTATTTGGGAATTAATTTGAGAGTTTTATTATTACATCAGCTATGATAACAGAAAAAGCCAATATAGCGGAAGTAAATCCTACAATGCAACATGCCCAACCTAATTTATCGTTTTTATGAGGAAAAAATTTATTCATATATAATTTAATGTATTGATAATAAAAATATCCGCAATAGGTTGCAGCTACTACGGATACCATATATTAAACCTCTTGTGAGGAAAGTTTAACCACTTTGTCTCTGTAACATCTGCAACTTGTTACGATGCAAATATAGTAGATATATTATCAACCAACAAATAAAAAATCATCATCATGGAAGAAAAAGACAAATTACGTTCTCAACGCTTTGTGGAAGTTATTGAAGAGTTGCAAATCAGCAATCAAGAGCTTAAAGATAAGTTTAAAATAGATAAAACATTAAAATCGAAAATCGTAAATGGAATACAAAATGCATCCATTGATAAAATTGCTGCTATATGTGAGGAGTATGAAAATGCAAATGTTGATTATATTATAACAGGACGAGGAGAACCTCTAAAAAAGCCCAATGAGGAAATCCCTAATATTCCAATAACTTCTGGTATATCAATCACATCAGAAGAAGAATATCGAGATGCAAAGAAAAGAGGATTCCATTTGCTACCACAAGTTAGCTTCAGATTTGCAGCTGGGCAAACACAGTTAATCAATGCTACAGAAGATATTACAAGATACTGGTATCTGCCGGACTGTAAAGATTGTGAAGGCATCGCTCAAGTGGTAGGACGTTCTATGTCCCCTACTCTTCCTTCCGGATGTTGGGTCGCTTTAAAGAGATATACACTCCCAAGAGAAAACCCAAACATGATTCCGTTTGGAAATATATTTGGAATAGTAATAGAGGACAAAGACACGGGAGAATACCATGGGCATATTAAAGTATTGCGCAGGTACAAAGAGCAATCATTGTCTTGCAGATACTGGATCGCTCATTCTATCAATAGTGAGGAATTTGATGATTTTGATATAGAGATAGAGCAAGTTAGAAGTTTATGGATAGTTAAGCAGCATATCGTTAGCGACGCCTTGCTATAG